TGGCATGGCAGTTAAGTTCTTTTCTTCCACTGTCATTAAGCTCTGGTCTTCTGAGGCTGAAGCGAATGCTATTAAGGCTGGCGTTAAAGTTGGCGACAAGATTATTGAACAAAGAGTCGGAAGACCAGTTAATTGGATTATTGATTACAACAAAGTCGGCCCCCCTAATTTATCGGGACAGTACGACTTCTACTACCAAGGGGATGTTCTTGGTATAGATCTGATTGGAGAGACATTAGATGTTGCAGAAATGTGCGGAGTCGTGGAAAAAGGTGGCGCTTGGTACACCGTCAATGGTGAAAGATTCCAAGGCAGAGCAAAAGCAGTGCAGTACCTTCGTGATAACCCAGATGTAGTTGAAAAGCTACAGGAGGATATCCGTGCCAGATCTTAATGAATTTATATCTAAACCAGAAAAGGTTATGTCTCCAGAACTAGAAAAAATCGGTGGCAAGAAGCCTTGCGGTAAATGCGATAAAGATTCTGAAGAGTATTTTTGGAATGCATCAGAACTAACTATATCTTGGGATTGTCCAGACGGACATAAAAACTCTTATGTGGTGGGCTAATGTCAGAAAGATCTGAAGTAAAGCGTGATGGCGCTAAGGCTCAAAAAAATTCTGGGCGTGGCGATTATCAAAAAGGTGATGCAAAATGGAAACAGTTTCTTGTAGACTATAAGGAAGCTTCCGCTTCGTTTACATTAAATAAACCTGTATGGTCAAAGATCTGTACAGATACATTTAAGGTCAGCAGAGATATGCATCCAGCATTAAAGATTATTATTGGAACTGAGTCTAAAGTTAGACTTGGTATTATTGAGTGGGCAGTACTAGAAGAGCTGATCCAATTCTGGGAGGATAACAATGGCGAACAAGCGTAGGTTTAACGATACTATTATTAAAAATGGTATGATTGTAAAGATTCGCAAGGACGGAACAATTAGATCGATAGTTGGTCCATACACACCAAACCATAAGAAGGTCAAGAAATGACTAGTTTTCTTTTAGGTATCATGCTTGGATTTGTAATTGGATATGCTCTAGGCTTATTCATAGATAAATGGGATAAGAGGATTAAGAATGGCGGACGATAAGAATACCCTTGAACTAATCAGTTCAATAACAGAATTCAATGATCTTCATGAGTATATGAAGGATGAGCAGCTGGATAGAGCATTAGCAATTGTTGTTAAACTGCTTATGAATCCAGATGTACCTTCAGCAAAGGCCCCATATTTAATTATTGAGCTTCAGGCTATGTCTACAAAGTTTTCCATGATGGCTTCTTATTATTCTACTATAGCTAAAGATAAAGCTGGTACAACAAATAATAATAAAAAGAATATCTACTATTCAGCAAAGGAGTCAATCGATAAACTTGTGGATGCCCTCAAGTATGTCGTTCGTTACAATGGCTAGAGATATAGTAAAGAATCTTAAATTTAAAAAGCATACTGGCAAACACTTCGATCCAGAAAAGTTTGCACAACTGCTTGATGAATCCTATCGCAATACAAAACGTGCAGACGGAGAAATGACTAAGAAGTCATTTAGCCCAAGTTCTCTTGGGTACGGTCATGGCACATGTCCAAGATATTGGTATATGGCATTTAGCGGAGCAATGTTTATTGACGATAACGATGCTGTTGCTGTTGCTAATATGGCACAGGGAACACAGGCGCATGAGAGACTTCAAAAGTTAATTGCTACAATGCCAGAGTTTAGAATGGAAGAAGAGGAAATTGTAAACGAATATCCTCCGATTAGAGGCTTCATAGACTTGATTATGGAATACGATAACGAAATGGTTATTGGAGAAATCAAGACGGCTAAGCAGGAAGTATGGGATGCAAGACAGGCTGAGATGAAGCCAACAGCAAACCACATGCTTCAACTGCTTACATATATGAAATTAAAGAATGCTAAAGAAGGTTTCTTCCTGTATGAGAATAAAAATACTCAAGAGCTCATTGTTATTCCAATCTCAATGAATGAAAAGAATACAGAGATTATCGAAGACCTATTTGTTTGGATGTGCGAAGTATGGGATAACTTTAAAGAAGGAGATCTTCCTATGCGCCCAGAAGGAGCATCAAAGTCTAAGATGCCTTGCACATATTGCCCAATTAAAAAAGAATGTTACTCAGGTTTAATTGGAACAGTCCAAATAGAGTCATATAAGGTTCCTAAACTATGATTTGTGCAAATAAAGAATGCGCTAAAGATTTTGAGCCAAAGACGCACAATCAAAAGTATTGTACTGATGAGTGCTGCAGAGTTGCAACAAATCGTAGGATTATGGAAAAGTATTATGAGAAGAAGGCTATTCGAAATGGTGCTGCTCGTGGATGTAAAAAATGTAATGCTCAGTTGAGCAGATATAATGAAACAACACTATGCGCCTCATGCCAAAAGAAAATAGACATAACTAAAAGATCTAAGATAATGGGTATGCTTGATGAAATTAGCTGAGCTTGTCAAGACTAAAGCTAACCGAGTGTTGGGTATAGACGCATCTACGAATTCGGTTGCATTCTGCTTGATGAAAAATGATAAGCCGTTGAAGTGGGGTAAAATAGATTTTGTTGGTGCAGATATATATGAAAAGATATACGACGCTAAAAAGAAGATGCACGTAATGCTTGATGAATTAAAGGCTGACTATATTGCTGTAGAAGGTGCGATACTTGTTAGATCTCCTGATGCCGTAATAAAACTATCATATGTATACGGTGTTGTTATTGCTGAGCTTATGTCTACTAAAAGATGAGAAGCAGGCGATAAGAGTAAAGAACCCAGGATATGCTGATTCATGGTATAAAACTCAATTGCGTAATATGCGTAAGCAAAGAACTGTAGACTACTTTAATAAAAAGTATGGTCTATCACTAAAAGATTTTGATGTTGCAGATGCATTCGGCATTGCACACTATGCAAATAAGGTGTTGACAGAACGATGAAGTTATATCAAAGCCAAACATGGCTATATCGTAGATACATAGTACAAAAGAAAACAGTTACAGAAATTGCAGCAGAGTGTGGCGTATCATCTATGACTATACAGAGATACTTAGAACAGTTTGGATTAATTAAGAAAAGATGAAGACAGAAAGAATTACAACAGAATCAATTACTTTTAGCAAAGTATTGAATTCTTTTTATGTATATACTGGAGATCAAACAGATAAATACGTTCAGGCTACCTGCAGAGAACAGGGATACTGGGATAAAGAGCTTACAGAATGGATGATTCGTAACATACAGCCTGGCTGGGTGTGTTTGGATATTGGAGCGAATATATTCTACTTTACAGAAGTTATGGCAAGAAGGGTCGGACCATCTGGTCGTGTGCTGGCATTTGAGCCAATAGAAAGGCTATGCAAGTCATATACAGTTGCTACAATTCTAAACGATTACTCTAATGTTGGGCAGATTGATGTATTTAATATAGCATTATCAAATAAAAAAGATAACATGGTTTTAAATATTTGGGAAGAAAATATTGGCGGGTCTGGTATAGTTCATGAGCATCAGTCTGGTAATCATGGTCAGTATGGAAATTTTTACACAGAAGAGATAAATGCAGATACATTAGATTCAACATACACTGGCAAAATTGATTTTATGAAGATAGATGTAGAGGGTCATGAAAGATTTGTATTTGAGGGATTTTCTGAGGAAGCCCGTAAATGTCCTTTGTTAGTTGTTGAACTTGGATCTGGACAACCAGATGAGTTTTTGGTAGAATTAAACGATAAATATACAATGGAATTTTTAAATGGGGAAGCGGCCACATTTGAAAGAATTAAAGAGCATGATGTAGTTAATGTTCTACTTAGGAGAAGATAATGCTTAAGCCAGTATTTGAAGATGTAACAACATTTAATTGTAGTGACCTATACCTAAGATCTGTAGGTGCGCCAGCGGGCAATGCAATTTGGTCAACATGCCATGAGATTGCTCACATGCTTATTGAAAAGAATATATCATATGGCAACTCAGCCTTAGAGCCAGCTAGAATATTTTCGACGGCAGATAGCGTAGAACAACTCAAGGTCAGAATCGATGATAAATTAAATAGAGTTAAAAATAATCAAGGTTACGCAGGAGATAATGATATTGATGATCTGATTGGCTATTTGGTTCTATATAAAATAGCTAAATCTCAGGTTGCTATTTCAGTCGACTAGAAGTATAATACTAGTATATGGAAATTGAACTAGCAGATCATTATGATCGCATGAATAAAGTAGTTGAAGAACTGCTTAAAGGAAATAACCCAACCCAGATTGCCACTCTAACGGGCTTTAAACGTGCCGAAGTAGTTGAGCTGATAGGTGAGTGGAAAACAGTCGTACACAACGACACAGCGGCCAGAGAGAGGGCTAAAGAGGCTATTGTTGGAGCAGACCAACATTATGCAATGCTTATTAAAGAAGCCTGGAAGACCGTAGAAGATGCAGATCAGGCTGGTCAGCTTAGCGTTAAATCTGGAGCATTAAAGCTAATTGCAGATATTGAAGGCAAACGCATTGGTATGCTTCAAGAAGTTGGACTTCTGGATAACGCAGAGCTTGCGACACAGTTAGCAGAAACAGAACGTAAGCAAGATATCCTTGTAAAGATTTTAAAAGAAGTAACTGCAACCTGTCCAAAATGTAAGATGGAAGTTGCTAAGAGACTTTCTCAAATTACTGGAATAGTAGAGCCAGTAGTACTTGACGCAGAGGAATCTAGTGGATCTTAATTTTAATGATCTTATTGATATTCTAGATGGCGAAGAGTTTGATGAGCGTCCAGTAGATCTACGAACATTTGTAACTAGTCCAGAATTTCTTGGACTGCCACCACTTTCAGATTATCAGTATACATTAATTGAAAAGTCTTCTCAGGTTTATAAAGAATCAACTCTAATAAAATTATTTGGTGAAGAAGAAGGCAAAAGAACATACAAGCAAACTGCTAACGAGGTTGTTGCTCAGTTAGGCAAGGGTTCTGGAAAAGATTATTGTTCTACAATATCTGTGGCCTATATAGTATATTTACTATTATGTTTAAAGGATCCAGCACATTATTATGGAAAGCCTCCTGGAGATTCTATTGATATTATCAATATTGCTATTAACGCACAGCAGGCTAGCAACGTGTTTTTTAAAGGATTTAGAACACGCATAGACAAGTCGCCTTGGTTCGTAGGAAAGTATTCAGAGAAAGCTTCTGAAATTAAGTTTAATAAGAATATTACAGTTCACTCAGGTCACTCAGAGCGTGAGGCCTGGGAAGGATATAACGTTATTGTTGTTATCCTTGACGAGATTTCTGGTTTTAGCATTGAAAATACAACTGGACATGAGCAAGCAAAGACTGGTAGCGCTATCTATGAGATGTATAGGGCATCAGTTGATTCTCGCTTTCCAGACTATGGCAAGGTAATACTCCTTTCATTCCCACGATATAAGAATGATTATATCCAGCAAAGATATGACGACGTTATTGCTGAAAAGGAAACCGTTATTAGGTCACATCATTTTAAGCTAGATACAGATTTGCCAGATGGAACGGAAGGCAATGAGTTTGATATTGAGTGGGAAGAAGATCATATTGTTTCTTATAAGTACCCAAGAATGTATGCTCTTAAGAGACCTACGTGGGAAATTAATCCTACAAGAAGTATAGATGATTTTAAGGTAGCCTTTTATAAAAATGCACCAGATGCACTAGGAAGATTTGCATGTATGCCAGCAGAAGCAATTGACGCTTTCTTTAAGTCTAGAGAAAAGATCGAGAAAGCTTTTAATAACATGGCTCTTGCGGTAGATGACTTTGGTAGATTTGAAGACTGGTTTGCACCAGATCCAGATAAAGAATATTTCTTGCACGTCGACCTTGCACAAAAGCATGACCATTGTGCAGTTGCTATGGCACATGTGCAGAAATGGGTGAATGTAAAAGTAACTGATACCTACTCTCAGCCAGCACCAATTGTAGAAGTTGATGCAGTTAGATATTGGACACCGACTGCAGATAAATCTGTAGACTTTACAGAAGTAAAAGATTACATTCTATCTCTTAGAACTAAGGGCTTCAAAATCCGTGTCTGCACATTTGACCGCTGGAATTCACACGATATGATGCAGCAGCTAAAGCAGTACGGAATTAATACTGAAACATTATCTGTTGCAAAGAAGCACTATGATGATATGGCTATGGTTGTTGCAGAAGATAGATTAACTGGGCCAGCAATAAAACTTCTAATTGATGAATTGCTTCAGCTTAAAATTATGAGAGATAAAGTTGACCACCCTAGAAAAGGTTCAAAAGACTTAGCGGACGCAGTTTGTGGATCTATTTATAATGCTATTAGTAGAAGCAGGCCACAGAATAATGAAGAAATAGATATACATACTTATAGTTCTCTAAAGTGGGATAGAGAAGATGAGGATGACACAATAGTAACAAACATGATCAGGGCACCTAGAATGCCAAAAGATCTATCTGATGTATTAGACGGAATGGAAATAGTATGAGTATATACCAAGAAAAAGCTAAAGATTGTAAATGTTGTGGAAAACATGTACCGCTACCAACAGTACTAAAAGAGTATAATGGTATACAGGTATGCCCTACGACATTTGCAAATATTGTAGAGTATAAAAGAATATGGAAGTCTTTGGGGACTAGACCTATGGGTAATATTAGAAAACATTTTTCTGAATATGTACAGCAGGTAGTCGAAGAAACCATTGACAAAAATGAAGACGGCACGTTACAATAGACACTTGGCAACAGTAGCCAAGTTGGTTAAGGCCCCGAACTCATAATTCGGCTATCGTAGGTTCAAGTCCTACCTGTAGTGAGAATGCAAAAGAGATAGCACCAGAATTATGGCAAGCACATATTGAGTATGTTGACTCTGCTATGATGAAGTTGTATGAAGAAGGTTTGATGGAGGTTGAATATGATGAAAATCTTGAAGCAACTCTTCATCTTAGTCCAGAAGGACACAAGATAGCAAAGGAAATGGGACTGATTGAAATGGATATTAGGGAAATCCCAAACGATTGAACAATATGATATAATATTATTAGGTCGCCATTAGGGGCCTACTAAATTAACTTATTCGCTTAAAGGAGGAATAAAATGGTAACACATTTTACATTGGATCTTTTTAAGGATCCTTTTTTTATTGGCTTCAACGATATGTTTGATCGCCTAAATACAGTACACACAACAGCATCACATCAATCATACCCACCTTACAATATTGTAAAGGTAGAAGATGACGTATTCCGTGTCGATCTAGCTTTGGCTGGTTTTGACAAGAAGGATGTTGATGTAACTATTGATAACGGAACCCTTGTAATTAAGGGTGAGGTATCAGCAGAAGATTCTGGTGAAGCAATCCATAAAGGAATTGCTGCTCGTAAATTTACCCGCACATTTGCGCTTGGTGAATATATGGAAGTCACTGGTGCTGAATTGAAAAATGGTCTATTGTCGGTTACAGTTGAAAAAATTGTACCTGAAGATAAAAAGCCAAAGACAATTAAAATCAAATAAGATATAATAGTAGTCTGCACCCCGTCACTGGGGAGTCGCAGATTATATGCGGGCCGCTACCCGCAGGATGGACCTGAGCACGTCCATAAACTGCTCTTCATTATTAAGGAGAATCATGTTTGAGTATTATGTTAAAAAAG